GCCGCCAAAAACTCTTGCGGTTGCATGAAAACTCCACAGGTCAGAACAGGGGTAACTGGCGTCCGTCTTTCGGTTCAGCAATATCAGGGATGTGCGTTTCCATATACCGCGCCATACGTCGTATCAACTCTTTTAAGTAGTCCGATTCAACTTGATCCCAATGTATTTCACAGTAGTTCAACAGCTCTGAGTCTGTCATGCTTGTAGGTTGTAGTCCTCGCATATCTGTCTCCATGCGTGATCGGCTGTTGGTTGCCGCTCAAGAATATTGATGAGTTCCTGCACACGTGAGCGGTAGGCTGGGGTAACTTCCACGCCTGACAGCCAGTTATAAACCGTCTGTCTTGTCGCCCCTGTAAATTTTGAAATACGTAGTACAGAGAAGTCTCGGTGTATGGCCCATCGTCCGAGGCGCGAGCCGAGCGTACGTGGGGCGTGTTTAACTGCGTTTTTGGTTCGTTCAGAATAGGGCATAGTGTGTAAGGGGGCTTGCGCCCCCTGTTGATTAGTCGTCGGTATCCCAAGCATCTACAGTAGCAGCAATCCCAGACTTCTTAGGCACTGCGTTAGTAGGGGCTGACTCTTTGCGCACTTCAGGCTCGTCATCACCTGCATCCTCAACAACTTCAGCTTTCTTCTTAGCTGCGGCTTTAGGACGTGAGCCCTCGATCTGTGGTGCAGCAGGGGCAGCGACTTGCTGCTGCGCTGAGAAAGACATCACCACAAGCTTCTGCGTAGCAGGTGCTTCCATGTGGGCTGTCACTGACGCAAACTCCTCATCAGTCAGCCAACGCATGGTCTTGAAGTAAAGCTTGGGTACAGCAGCCTTAGTATCAAAACGCAGACGTGTGACAACTTCTTCAGGGTTGATGTTCTGTGCAGCCAGCCAACGTGCGTAGGCTTGAAGCGGCATGTCGCCATTAACTTCTTTACCAAAGATACTAGTGGCAGGAAGTGACAACGCCAAGGGATCGCCTTCAACATCATTAGCAAGCACCACAGCAATACGCTGAGAGAAGCGACAGGCACGGCTTGTACCTTCTCCGCTACCCTGAATGTTCTGAGGGCAGTCAGCGCAGTTACTATGTTGTGGTTCTTGTACCGATGCGTCAGGCTTATCACCATCAGCAGACCAGCAGGTAGGAGATGTAGTCTTACCTTCTTCGTACTTGCCCATGTAAAACGTACGACCAACCTTGGGGGCAGCAGCAACAACCACAACATCAAGGTGACGATCATCAATCGCAGCGATCTCTTTACCGTCACTGATCAAACGAAACACACCGCCTTTGATGGAGATGTTCTTACCACTAGCTGCGCTGCCACCTGTGAGTGACTTAGCTATAGTGGACAGCCCACGCGACTTAGCAAACGATGGGGCTTTGCTTGCATTAAAAACTGTTACGTTACTCATTTAGTAGGTTTCCTTACAGAGACATCGTATTCCGTATCTGCTTGCAGACCGGGGGGAACAAGCGTGGGATTTTCTTCAAGAAATTTGCTCATGTTAAGTTGCGCAATACGCTTCTCAAAAAGATCAAGCGCATCGTGCTCCACGACAAATTGTTTGAAGGCGTCCCAGTCTTGGGTGGAGTACCGCTTCTTTAAAGTTAAAGACACAGTACCAAAGTCGGTACGCACCGACTTACTACCGAGCGCTATCAATTGGTCTTTGATCGCAGCTTTAACTTCATCTTGCTGCAACTTCAGATCCTCAATCTGCGACTCGTATTCTTTTGTTAGCTCTTGGATTCGGGTGCGCATCTTGATGTACACCCTCGTCAGTTTATCCAATGGAATGGTTTCCATATTTACTCTCCTGTTGTTATGTCAAGAATTATACATTTATTCTGTCATCACGCAAGCACGATTCGTAAAGTTTTATGAGCAGCGCATGGTCATCAACTCTTTCTTCTAACATATGGAACATCTTGCGCTCAATGTCGCTGCCCTGTAGATGGATGACTGTCACCTTGGTTGAGTCCTGTCCGATACGATCTGAACGAGCGATACATTGTTTGTAAGTCTCGACAGACATCACTGGACCCCAGAAGATAACTGTGTCCGCAGCAGTTAGTGTTACGCCATGCGCCGCAGCTTGTGGTTGAATCACCAGAACACGTGGAGCGTCTTCAGTCTGGAAGCGTTTGAAGATGTCTGTTCTTTTTCTTACTGACACATCACCATGTATTAACTCGTTAGCAACGCCGTGCTTGTTGAGATAGTTATGAATTGTGTCGATGCTATGCCTGAAGGGAGCAAACACCAGCACCTTGCGTTTTGTTTCTTCAAGCACCTCCATGAGCACGGACAGGCGTGGGGTGCAATCAAACTCCACAACTTCTTTATCGTCTGTGTACGCAGCACCAGCGCTAATCTGCAACAACTTACTAACACCTGCCGCAGCGTTAATGGCTGAGATGGTTGTCCCTGCTGCTTGCACCACCATGAGTTCCTTGAGCATCATGTAATACTTTTTTTGTTGAGGCGTCAACGGTATGTCTCGTGTCTCAATAAGCACAGGGGGCAAGTCTGTGCATTCTTCTTTTGTATAACGTATCGCTGGTTGTAGCGCGTCAAACACAACCGTGTGGGCATCCTTCTTGGGAACCCACTTAAACTGCGTAACCTTCAACATGGTCTTGTCTCGCCATGCCGTTTGAAACTGTGGCACACCGAGTGGGTTAACAAGTTTAGCCAGACCATACGCATCCACAGGAGATTGTGCAGCGGGAGTGCCCGTCATCATCCACAGATACGTCTTTGGCGTTATGAGTTTGTTAAGCGCTTTCCATCGACGAGTGCTCACATTTTTATAAGCATTCGCTTCATCAACAATAATTAGATCAAACCTGCCGTCTGCCTTAACTTCATCAGCAATCAGGTTCAGTCCGTCATAGTTAATGATGACAAACTCATAGTCTCCCTGCACCATCTCAATACGCCGCACTGCTTGCTGATGATGCGCCACGATAGCACTGCGATGAATAACACTCTTACTGATACCGTTCATCCACGCATCGTGCATGATGGACAGAGGGCACAAGATAAGACAACGTCTTACGTAACCCTTCTTCATCAAGTAGTCAGCAGCCCACAGCGCAGACAGCGTCTTGCCTGTACCGGGGTCATTAAACACAAACGCTCGACGATGTAGTGTTAAGAACGATGCGGTTTCAATCTGATGTGCAAACGGTTTGTGCTTTCCCGGCCAGTTGTACTTAGCCTTGATGGGGGACGGCACAGCTTTAACACCCAGATTACGCAAGACACGCATCTCGTCCAAACCCCAGAACACGAGCACCTCATGTAGTCCGGGCGCTATCTCTCCGAGGTGCTTACTCCTTGGTATGACAGTGTATTTGTCAGGCTTGCGTGTCCTGAGTAACACTGCTTTATTTTCTATGATTTGCATTTTAGTTTGTATAGGGTTACTTGCTCAGCCATGTGGTGGTGTCTTTCAATCAATCCTCTACGTGTCATTTCTCTGGTAAACGCAACATCAAAGGTATCGTCCCACTTAAGCGTTATGCTTTCTAAATGTGAGATACGCCAGCCATCGCCATAACGTGCATCCCACAAAGCAATCAGCTCATCGTTACTTGCCGTTGTCAGCCATATTTTTATTTGGGAGTCTGAGTCTTGTGTTTCCTTTACTGGAAGTTCCTCCATTACGAATGGGGTTGGTGTGGTCGATATGTTTTCCGTTTCGGTCGATACCTTCTTTGTCATACATTCTCCTTGCGCGTTGGCGCTCAATTTGATCTTTGGTTTCCCCTGATTTCTTCTGTAATTTATAAGCGTGTTTGTAATCACGTTTGCCGTTTACTTGTGTCATATCAATACCCTTTATTAAATTCGCAAGTCTTTACAGGACACCACGGACATAGTGGTGTTGCGGTTGGGTTCCACACGTTGTTAGCAAACGCTGCTTCAAGACGCGCTACCCGTTCACGATAGTCCTGCCAATAAGTCGTGGCTTCTTCAAGCATGACCTTGTGCTTGACCATTGTGTCTTTCACTACAAATAACAGAGCAGACTTCACCATGCGTATGATGGGGAAGTGCGCGAACACCATGAGTGACATCAGCGTTAGCTGTTCCTTATCAGGGTACTTGTCCTTACCTGTTTTGTAGTCCACCACCCACGCAGTCAGGCTTTCCTCATCAACGATTAACAAGTCAGCAATACCACGCACCCAACAGTTATCATCTTTGAAACCACATGGGCGCAGGTCTACGGTCAGTCCCATCTCATGCTCAGCGTACTTAATCCCCGGCTTTGCAAGCAGCGCATCAATCGTAGGCTGCACAAACGAGAACTGTGGGGGTATGGGCGTGTTATCTTTTACGTAATCTTCTGCGGCTTTGTGTAAGTCTTTACCGTAGCTAATTTCTTTTGTTGTTTTCTGTATGTAATTCTTTAACACCCGTACTTCGTGATAACGCCTTGCACACCCTTCAAAATCTTTGAGTGCTGAGTGGGACCATGCTTTCATTAGAACCTCGCGGATGTAGTTACTTGGTGTAGCAGCTCAGCAAACTCTTGTACAAACTTCTCGTCGTTATTAAGTTTGGGTTTGATGTCGTGCAGGATTGCATGAACAACCTCATGCCAGAACACAACGGCTTGCTCTGACTTTGGCACAGTGCGTTGTGGTGTTTTTGTGTTGACGTGGATGGTGCTGTTTGCGTAGGAAATAGAACCAAGGGTGTACTGCTCTTTTGATACATCGTTAATAACTGTGTACTTTTTATCGTTGACGGTTATTGATTTGGGTAGCTTCATTTCGCCTCTCCGTATCGTTTTGCTGAACTAACTTCTGCTGCCAGAGGTAGCCCCGGCATATACTTCGGTACAACGGTCATCTGCTCCAAGACCCACTGCTCTGCCTCTTGGACATAGGCATCTGGCACGATGACTACTTCTTCATCGTGCACGGTTAAACACACTGAGTACCTCTTTTGAGTTCTCAGCATCCCATCGGTCATCACAATACGAGCTAGCGCCTGAACGATGTTTTCGGTCAGCTTCCCGCCATACAGCTTAGTCTCGTCGGGGCCATAAACCACCCCTTTCTCTTTCGAGATTCGGATGTCAGGATAGCGCAGCTTCATACCGTTTGGCAAGAGGATTTGTTCCTTGCTGAAGTGCAGTCCTTTGTATGAGAAGTCCTTGCCCTTCAACAAACACTCATCAATAGCTGACTGACAGAACGCCCAGAAGTCCTTCACTAACTGCGCCGCATGACGGTACTTGTCGATGATCGCCTTGGCAGCTAGTGCATGGACGAACAGCTCTTCATCGGTACAGGTGTGCGGTATCTTCTCCAGCCGAGCCATCGCCTCTCTGTCACGCAGGAAGTTGTGCGCGGTGACTGCGGTTACACCAACTTGTTTAGCAAACGCTTTGTCATAGCGCATGGGTGGTGCGCCGAGGAATCCTGTCAACAACTGCGCAGCAAATGACGACCACCCCATACCGTAACCAGCGCCTAGCAGTGCTGACTTGGCAGACTGTCGTAGCTCAGGGTGACTTTCCTTGGACAGGTTGGGTATGCCGAACATCTGTGCACCGAACGCAGCGTATGCGTCCTGTCCACTCCTGAAGATGTTTAGCAGTTCTTCGTATCCTGCGATCCATGCGAGGACTCGGGGTTCGATTTGGGAGAGGTCGCAGACGACGAAGCTGTGACCTTCTGGAGCCAGAATGGAACGACGTAAGAAAGACCCACGTTTGAGATTTTGGAGATTGAGCCCTGAACCTCTACTGGCTGACCATCGCCCCGTATGAGCCCCGTAGTAATTAAGGGGAACGGGCAGTGTGCCTCTCGATGCAATATCAACGAATCGCTGTGCACGGGTTCTTTCAAGCGTTGATTTAACTCTGAGCCTTGCTTCGCACAGCAGGGCAAGTTCCTCGTTATCACCGTTGAGCATAGCCTGGAACAGTGCGTCGTTCTTAGCAAAAGCATAAGCTGGTCTGCCCGTGGTCTTACTGATCTTCGTTGGTGGCTCCACTCCCAATCCACGGAGAAGATCTGCAAATCGATCACTACTCGCCAGTGCGCTGTCATCCACTCCGAGTCGTCCCAATAGTTCTCCACGTCTGCGCTCCTCATCAGTGATAGCTTCTTTCAGTAACTCCACGTCCAGCATCAGCCGAGGTTGCGTGAACATCTTCAGCGTCATATCGATTAGCTTGAGTTCCTTGGCAGGGTATCCCTCAACCAAACGGCTGAACACCTCCTCACACAGGAACGTGTCATGCGCACAATACTCAGCAAGTTCTTTCTCAATCTCAGGCGTCAGTTCCTCCAGCCCATCCGTGCTGTGCACAGCCTGACCTTTAGGCGGCAGACCAAACTCCTGCGCTAGCTTAGCCAGACTGTTACCCACCTCCACACCGCGCAGTGCCCGTGCCATAGACAGCGAGTCAAAGATCAGCGCA